CCCGTGTACCGGTAAGCAATACCGAACGCCTCGGCAAAGAGCTGTGGGTTAGTCTCCAAGCAGTCTTTCATATACTCGGCAAAGCACTCGCCGCACATATCGCCGTCGTCGGTGGTGTAGATGTAATCGCCGATATCCTCGCCGCATTTGGGGCACACGCACTGTGTACCGGACGGATAACCGGTGCAGAGCGCCTCACGGATGTCCGGCGCGTCGTCTATCTGGCTCATGGTTTACCTCCTGCGGACGGTAGTCCCGTCCGGCATGGTGAAATACTGAGCATCCATCGCGGCCGGTGCCGGTTCGTAGCGCTTGCCGTCAAGCTTGCGAACCTTGTCCATTTCCGCCCAGCCGTAAGACTGCGCAATCTCGCGTATCTCATTGGCGCGCTCTGTGATTAAGTCGAGATAGACGATCACGGCAACCAGCACCAACGCGAGAGCGCCGACGATCAGGACACTTAATGTTTCAATGCTCATTTCCCGGCCTCCTGCCATGCTCTTTCACTCGCCGCGCTGCGCTCCTCCAGCTCAAACACCCCCTGACGGAAGAGCACACCGAAGAAGTAGAACACCCCGGCAGTGACCGTCAGCCAGCCTAATACACTATCCATTACTTTCTTCTCCTTTTCTCAGCGCTCCGGTATAGGAAATCCTCGGCGCTTGAATAATTGTGGTTTCGCAGATGCTCTCTTTTAGCTGCGTTCTCGCGTTCCTGCGCTTTGCCCGCCGGGCAGTCTGCATGACAACCGATGCGGCGCAGCTCACAGTTTTTGCATGGGCTCATATCGCAGCCCTGATTTTTTCTTTCTCAATGCCGAGAGCCTTTGCGAGCTTGAATATGTCGCAGAGCTTCCAATTGACGGTATTCGTGTCCAGCAGCCTTGAAAACTTGGCACTGCTGCATCCGAGATACTTTGCCATATCGGCATTAGTCAATTTAAGAGCTCGCTTGCGTTCAAGGAACAGCCCCATAACATCATCTGCCGGGGGCTTGCCGAGTTTCACGCGGGACATTGCGGTCTCTCCTTTCATTCAACCTGAATGTGGTCTGTTTCTTTCCGGCACTTGTAGCAGTACATTGTCTTTACATGGCCGGGGTGCGTCTGACCGCGCCATTTTGTAGCGGGTGAACGGCAACCACAGGCGGAGCATTCAAAGATGCGCTTCTGCGGTATGACCGACGCCGGATGTCTACGCATGGGGGTCAAGCAGATCGTCGACTTTGCATCCGTAGAGTTCTGCAAGTCTGGCGATGGTCTCAAGCCGGGGCAGCCACTTGCCCTTTTCCCAACCGCAAACCGTTGTATGCGAGATACCGAACGTAGCGGCTACTTCTTCTTGAGAATACCCGGCGGCTTTACGCTTTGCCTTGAACGCAGCCGCTTGCCGGGTGGAAACGGCTGATCCTGTCTTAGCGGTTCTGTTGCTCATGCTCCTCCTTTCTCGTAATTGTGAGATTTATTATTGACACATGAGCCGGGACGTGATAATTTGAAAGTGCCACCAATCAAATAGCACATCCCACGGCTCATGCTTGCCCCGGTTCGCCGGGGCGGGGATGTGTCAGCGGGGGAAGTCTATCCGCTGACCTATGCAAACACTGCCGGGAGACATCGCGGTTACGCCTTAATGAGATAAACGGCTATTCTTATTAAGGAGGTAACGGGATGTTCAAGATATTCAACCTTAACCGTCCTATGGCACGTCTCAGATACTGTCATGGACACTGGGTTGTAAAGCTGAACCGCACTGCTAAAGAGCTGTTCAGTTGAACCGGACGGAGCGACGCAAGCCGCTCTGTCTCCCGGCGGTGCTTGTTTCAAATTTGCCAAGGCTCAGTCAGAAAAGAAAAAGGCCGAGGAAATGGCCGAGAAGAACGCCGAGAGAAAACTCAATTATAGATTTGAAATAATAAAGACGTTCATTACGATCGGCGCAACGCTTCTCGTTGAGCACTTCACGGAAATATTCAATTTCCTTTGCAATCTTCTTCATAGACTGTTCTCCTAAATGGGGTTGTCCTCGGTAATCAGTTATCCCGACCGCTTGCGGTCTTGAAAGGGGGTGGAGCCTACGGGCGAGATGGTTTCATCAATGCTTGGGGCTGCCATAAAAACTCCCGTACCCGGAGCCGGAGACACCCATCCGGCTGTTCAATGCGTGGATATGCAGAAACCATAACTGCGAGTGAGAACACAGGGATTTATGCGTTGTGCTTTGACGCGCTTGCCTATACGAGACACCCATCTGACAGGCAAGCTATATCCGCACCGGGAGAAATAATGGTTGGGCTTTGTCGGTGAAAGCACCGCCGACAGGGTTCACCAGATATATCGGGACTCTCCCGACCACCGAGGACGATTAGATTATATCTCACAAATATGGTTATTGCAAGCTTAAATACCCACGTTTTTGAGAATTGGAAGAATAAACAAATGCACAGCCCGAAAACTGTGCAAATTTATATGGGGGCTATGGGTTATGAAAAGATTTTTAACACTGACTATGGCAACAATAGCGCTGCTATTCTCTGCGTGTAGCGGAGATTATGACTATGGGTTTGAAGATGGGTATGACAACGGATACGAAAACGGCAAGACTGACGGCTACAACGAAGCTTCAACGGAATACGAATGGGCAAGGGAAGAATACGAAGATGAATTAAGCCGTACAGTGGACGAAGTGTATTCATATTTTGTTCCACCGGAGGATTTCGCGGAGGAAATCGGAACGTCATATGATGATTTCATGGCTTACTATAGTTGGCTATTTGAGAACGTATATTCAGAGCTTAATGAATACTATTGGGATTGAGGAGAAACAAAATGGAAGAAAAAGACAGGCCGTTAATTTCTTGGAAAGCAATTTCTATAATCTTAATCGTCTTGATACTCGTCTATGCGGGGTATAAGGGTTTCACGTATGGGCAAACTGCACTTGAAAACTACATAGACGCTGAAGCTGACGCCCGCGCCGAAGAGCAACTCAAAGACGTGAAACAAGAACTATACCAAAAGACTGCATACATAGAGTGGGCGGCGCAGGGCGGCTATATTGTAGGCTACTACGCGCATGAGATGGGTTATGATTGCCCGGTGACTGCGATTTATTTTTGCAGCGTGTACGACGCTATAAAAGATTACTTACCAGCGGATAATTTAGACGAGATATCTGAGAAAATCATTTCGGAAAAAGTCACTACGCAAGATTCAGTAAATAACTTGATAGAATATTATAGGGCACTTTATAACTAAGAATCGCCGAACAGGCTCACCCGAGAGAGGAAAGTATCATGCACATCAATTTTGACAGATTTGACGCACTTGTTGCAGAAACCGGAATAACCAAAAGCCATTTGTGCCGGATTGCTGACAAGTCGAGATATTATTTGAGAGACGCGAAGAAGTACAACATTGACATACCGGAATCGGTTGTTGAGACGTTCGCGTCTGCCCTTGGCACTACGCCTGAATACTTAATAGGCAACAGCGACGAAAAAAAGAAGCCCACCACCGAAAACGGTGATGGGCTGGATGCAAAGCGGCGCAGGGCGCTAAATCTTATTGAGGCAATGAACGACGAACAGTTGGACGCGCTATTGAAACTGCTTGGACGTTAAGTACACGCTGTGCATAGTCGATGATTAGATCGAGTTCTGCGTCTGACGCTTGGAACACGAGCATTGTTGCACGCTGTCTGAGCTGCGAAGTCGGAGGGGGCTTATCATGCCCGCCGAGCCTTGGGGTACATATCATTTAAAACGACCTTTCCGCGTGATGCGCCGCATTATCTCTTTATCAATATTTTTATTACCCTATATATATATATATATATATATTACTGCTGTTGTTATGAAAAAGCAAGGCGAAACTCACATTTCTATGCATTATGACGAACTGAATAAGAAAGAATTTAGCGGTATCTTAACATGATGGAGATTGTAGGGAAATATATAGAGCTTTTTAACCTGATGACAGGACAGAGTTTGCCGTGCGGAAACATATATCAGTCAGCAGGTTTAAGAGTGCACGTCGAGAAA